AACTACACAGACCTGACCGATGACGAACTTGAACGCTCTATCGCCGCAAAAGAAGCCGCCATCAAGGGAAGCCAGGATTGAATATCTGCGCTTGCTGGAGGAGAAGGAGCGGCGCCTGTCGCTGCGCAAGTCCGTGGGCACGGTAGTCGGCCTGGTTCACCCGGTGCATGGCCACACGCATTCAGTGGTGCGGCGCCACGGGGAATGGCGGACCGTTGACGAAGAGCCGGACGTCTATCTGCCGGCCAAGCTCGAAGTCGTGTTGAAGTCGAAGAAGCGCTTCATCATCGTCATCGGTGGTCGCGGCTCGGGTAAGTCGGTGGGCATTGCGGATATCTGCCTGATCGACGCCAAGGACGCCGGCATCAAGACCTACTGTCTTCGCGAATATCAGTCCAGCATCAAGAACTCGATCTTCTCCCTGTTGCGCGAGGAGATCGGGCGCCTTGGCTTTGACGGGTTCACTCAGCAGTCCTCAAGCATCAAGTTCGGGGCCGCCGATGCATTCCAGTTCGCCGGCCTGTCGCGCAACGTGGACAGCATCAAGTCGGCGCACGGGTTCAGCCGGTATGAGGTGGAAGAGGCCCAGTTCATCAGCGACGATTCCCTCAACGCCCTGACGCCCACCGCGCGGAAGAAGCCGAAGAAGGGAATGCCGACCACGCTCGAGGAGGTCACGGAGAGCGATAACGTCTCGATGGTCTTCATCGCCAACCCGTCCAGCAGCGAAGCCCCCTTCAGCAAGCGATTCATCAACCCATTCAAAGAACACCTCGATCGCGACGGCATCTATGAGGATGACCTGCACTTGATCGTGGTCATGAACTACACGGACAACCCCTGGTTCCATGAGTCCGGCCTTGAAGAGGAACGCCAGTGGGACTTCAAGAACCGCTCTCGCTCGCTCTACGACCATATCTGGCTCGGCCACTTCAATGACTCCGTAGAAAACGCTCTGATCATGTCCGAGTGGTTCGATGCCTGCATTGATGCCCACAAGAAGCTTGGTTTTGCGGCTGCCGGCGCACGAATCGCGGCGCATGACCCATCGGATACCGGGCCAGACAGCAAGGGGTTCGCTGCCAGGCACGGATCGGTCGTGCTCTCGGTCAAGGAAATGGAAGACGGTACCGTCAACGAGGGGGGGCACTGGGCGGCCGGCGAGGCGATCCAGTTCCAGGCCGACGCGTTCGCATGGGACGGTGACGGGATGGGCATCGCACTCACTGAGCAGGTCGGCCACGATTTCGATGGCAAGCACACCCAGTTGAGCGTGTTCCGTGGATCTGAGTCGCCCGACTTCCCCGACGCGGTCTATGCACCATCCATGGTTTCGCCAGTGGCGCACCAGAAGACCAACAAGGACACCTTCCGCAACAAGCGGGCCCAGTACTACTTCGAGCTGCGCGACCGCTGCTATCGCACCTACAGGGCCGTGGTGCACGGCGAATACCACGATCCGGACAAGATGATAAGCTTTGACTCGTCCATCGAACTGCTGTCCAAGCTGCGCGCCGAGCTCTGCCGGATGCCGATCAAGCCAAACGGAAACGGCCTGTTCGAGCTGTACACAAAGCAGGAAATGAAGTCCAAGTTCAAAATGGCAAGCCCGAACCTGGCTGACTCCGTGATGATGCTGATGCGTTACGCGCCTCAGGCCAGGCCCAAACCAGTTATCCCGCGTCCGATGCGGCCCATGGGTAGAAAATAATGCTCACACTCAAGAAGCTGCATCAACTCCACGACAAGGCGTACTGCTACGGGCAGGAAACCAGGCTTCGGGCGGCTGACGACCTAATGTTCTACTGGGAAACACAATGGTCGGACGCCACTCTGGGGGAATCGACGCTCCAGTATCGCGGCCAATTCGACGTGCTGCGCAAAGCCGGCCGGCAGATCATGGCTGACCTGCGGGCAAACCCCATTCAGGTCAACTTCGTGCCCAAGAGCGAGTCGCGTGAAGACGGCGCCGACATTCTCGACGGGCTGTACCTGACTGACGACCGCGCCAACACAACCCTTGAGTCCTATGACAACGCCACCGGTGAGGCGGTCGTGTGCGGCGTGGGAGCCTGGGAGCTGTATACCTCCTACGCCAGCAATCGGGCAGGCATTGATCACCAAATCATCTGCCGGCGCCCAATCTACGAGGCCAACAACAACTGCTTTTGGGACCCGAACGCCAAGCGCCTGGACAAGTCAGACGCCAAATACGTGTCGATCCTTGAGGCATATTCGCCGGATGGTTATGACCAGCTTGTCGATGAGCTGTGCGGCGAGGAATGCGACGATGACGACGAGGATGATTGCGAACGGCAGAATCGCCCGTCCTCGTTCTCGATGCCCGAGCAGTCCTACACGTTCCCCTGGATGGGCAGCGGCAACGACCTGATCTACGTGGTGAGCTTCTACCACCGCCGCAAGGTCAAGGATAAGGTCATCACCTTCACCGATCCCCTGGGCCAGCCGCTGGTGCTGCGCGAGTCAGACCTTGAGGAGGTCATGGACAAGCTGATCGACGAAGGCTACGTCATCGCCAGCGAGCGCGAGATTGAACGGTGGGAAGTGCGCAAGTACATCGCATCGGGCGAAAAGATCCTCAACGGGAAGGTCGGCAAGAACGGCGAGCGTGAAGGCGAAGTGATCGCCGGCGAGCATCTACCGGTGGTGCCGACCTATGGCGAGCGCGCCTTTGTCGAAGGTGAGGAGCATTACGAGGGCATCACCCGGTTGGCGAAGGACCCGCAACGCCTGCGGAACTTCCAACTGTCCTACCTGGTTGACATCGTGAGCCGGAGCCCGCGGCCAAAGCCGATCTTCAGCCCTGAGCAGATCCAGGGCTTCGAGTTCATGTATGAGGAGAACGGCGCCGACAGCAACTACCCATACCTCCTGCAAAACAGGCTCGACGCACAAGGGCAGCCGCTCCCGATTGGTCCTATCGCCGTTATGCCAGAGCAAACCATTCCTCAGGCGCTCATGGCCTCGATTGAGCTGTCACGCCAGGCCGTGGAAGACGTGGCCAACCCTGGGCTGCCGCAAGACATCGCCGACCCTGACCTGTCCGGGAAGGCTGTCAACGCCCTGACAAACCGCTTGGACCAGCAATCGATCGTCTATCAGCAGAACCTGAAGCATGCCAAGCGCCGGGACGCCGAGATCTATGCATCCATGGCCGTCGAGGTCTACGACGCTCCACGCGAAGTCACGCTGACATCGCAGGACGGAACGACCAAGAAGGTCAAGATCATGGAAATGGTCCAGGACCGAGAGACCGGTAACCTGGTTGCGCTCAATGACCTGACCAACACCGAATATGACGTTTACGCGGACATCGGCCCGAGCTATGCCAGCAAGAAGGAACAGACCATCGAGCAGTTGACCTCTATGGCCAACTCCATGGCGCCAATCGATCCGAACATGGCCAAGATGCTGATGCTCCAGACGATGACCCTGATCAACGGCGTGGACATGGACCCGGTCCGCAAATACGCCCGCAAGCAATTGATCCTGTCCGGCATCTTCGAGCCTGAAACTGAGGAAGAGGAAGCCATGCTGCAAGAGGCCCAGCAGCAACAGGCGCCTCCGGATGCGAACATGGTCCTGGCCCAGGCCGAGATGGAGAAGGCCAAGGCTGCGCAGATGAATGCCCAGCGTGAGGCCATGAAGGACCAAGCCAGCGCACAGAACAACGCGGCAAAAACTCAGATTGACGCATTCCGGGCGCAGACTGATCGGGCGGCGGTACAGGTCGATGCCGAGAAGGCCGGGGCCGACATCCAGTTCAAGCAGGCGCAGACCGCTGGCAAGATGATGGAGAACGTGCAGCGGATGGTCAGCCCGTACCGGGCCCAAGTATCGCCGAGACAATGAGCTACGCTTGAGTGAGCCGGACTGGCCGGCAAGCATAAGGCTGCACCATGGAGCGGCTTGATGCCTTTGGGCAGACCACCATGGAAGAGACCCGCTTCGGCGGGTTTTCTTTTGCTCAAAATCCAGTAAATGCGCAATTTTTGACCACGCCGCAAAGGGTGTTATGCTTTTGCCCACTGAGGCGAACAGGTTAAACGCGATCCTTACCGGCGGGATTTGCCGGGCCATCGTTACCAAGCGAGTAGAAAATGAGCCAAACCCTGGAAGAATTGCGGGCAGAAAACGCAGCAGCAGCGACAGCAGCAGCCGAGGTTCCGCAAGCCGGAGCGACTGAAGTCGATGATGTGGCGGCACAAGGCCAAAACCCCGGCGACGATCATGCGGATGATCAAGACGGCGACGAAAGCCCAGCAGCAGAACCCGAAGCATGGATGAAGGGCGACGACCAGGAGTCGCAAGGTGCGGAGAAGAAGTTCACCGACCGGGACGTTGGGGCGGCTAAGGCCGGCCTGCGCGCCAAGTTGGAGAAACAGCACCAATCGGAGCTGGATCAACTGAAGCAGCAACTGGAAGAGTTGCGCAGCAAGACCGTAGCACCGCAAGTCACGGAACGCCCGAAGCGTGAGGACTTCTACGACCATGACGACCCTGACGACGCTTACACCGAGGCCGTCACCGAATGGAAGTTGAACGAACGACTCGCTAAGCAGCATGCCGAGACCCAAAGCTACGATCAGCAGCGCAAGCAACTGGAAGCCCAACAGCGGATCAGCACCAACGTGGATCAGCACTATGAGCGGGCCGCGCGCCTGGCAGCAGCGAGCGGGATCAGTCCCGAGCTGTACCAGTCCGCTGATCTGCGCGTTCGAAGCGCCGTTGAGGGTGTATTCCCTGGCGGCGGTGGTGAGGTCGTCACGAACGCGCTGATCGCAAGCCTTGGGGATGGTTCGGAAAAGGTGTTCTACCACCTCGGGGTGAGCCCGAAGCGCCTTGCTGAGCTGACCGCCAAGCTTGCCGAAGACCCGAGCGGCATTCAGGCGTCCATCTACCTTGGGCGCCTGTCTGCCGAGCTGACTGCACCAGCACGCAGGACCAGCAACACGCCTGCGCCGGCAACCACGGTCAAGGGTGACGCGAGTACGACTGACGCAGGCAAAGCCCTGCACCGGAAGTACCTCGAAGCCCACAAGCGTGGCGACACGCAGGCCGCGTTCAACCTCCGGCGCGAAGCGAAACAAGCAAAAATCAACGTCAACTCTTGGTAAGGAATTAAACGATGGCAACTTTGACCG